ACCTAAAGTTAGTTTTTTAGAGGTTCTTCCTGATGTAAAAGCTATAGACTTTATATCTGAATTAACAAAAATATTTAACTTAAATTGGGCTACAAATAACCTAACTCAAGAAGTTATCGTAGAACCTTTTAGTCAATTTTACGATTTTGAAGGTTCAACTTTTCCATTCAAAGATTTTACAGAAAAAGCCTTGATAACTAAAGTGTCTAATAATGAAATTATTAACACCGATTTAGTTTACGCAATGAAAGAAGACTCTTCAGACTACTTAGTAACGGAAAGCTCTCAAGGTGACTCATCTATAGGTTTTGGTGATAAGAAGATTTACTTATCTTTAAATGGGTTATCTAATACCGCTTCTTTATCGTCTGAAGCCAAAGGAGTTTCTTTAGGTATTTTTTCAGCTTTACAAATGGGTGATGCTAAATTTATAACTAGAACAAACTCAGGAAATCCTTTAATGGGTTCTGTTGCTGCTCAAACGGAAAACTTAAAAACAAAAACTATTTGGATTCCTAGAATATGGAGTGAGCCTAATTCTACGTTAGAACCTGTGTTGCCTGAACAAAAACCTGACGCAAACAACTCTCACGAGTATAAACTTTGTGTGTTAAAAGGCACTAAGTATACAGATGAATCACTTAATTATATAAACTCTACTCTATATTTTACTGACAATATTAGCAACGAAACCCCTTGTTTGCATTACTCTTTAGAGGAGAGTTTTTCTTATGAATCTGACAGCTCTTCTATTTATTCTAGTGGCGCAGGTAATGGGTTGTTTAGATATAACGAGAGAACTCATCCTGTTTACCTAGAAGTGGGTTCTTATTTTCCTTTTGAGCCTAATACTCCTAGTGCAATATTTTCAGATATAAAAGGCTCTTCGGGTTCTGCAGGTGCGCTATTTAATGAGTATCATCAAAAGCTTATTGATATGCTTATGATGAGGGATAAGATTGTTACTGCTGAAATATACTTAACATCAGAAGATATGAGAAGTCTAAACTTTAGACAGCTTGTTAAAATAGATAACGAATTATACATAATAAATAAAGTAAAAGATTTTAACTTCTCAGGAGAGCCTACAGAAGTTGAATTGTTGCTAGTTACTAGAACAGGAACTAACCACGAAATACTATAAGAAATGGCAAAGTCACAAGACGAATATGTAATTAAATTTGGTATAGAAGGCACTAATGAGCTTTCTAAACTTCAAATAAAGTTAACTCAAGCTAATAAAAAGCTTGCAGACTTTAATAAGAAAATAAAAGACCAAAAAGGGGCTAGTGGTTCTGCTACTCAACAAAATAAAAAGCTTAGAAAAACTGTAGATGATTTAAAAAATTCTATAAAATTACAAAGCAAAGCTTTAGAAGATAGCACTAAAAAGATTTCAAAGCACGCTAAAGAAACGAGTAAGGCTTCAAAAGCTAAAGGCTCTCTAAATAAAGGGCTTCTTTCAGGTGTAAAAAACTTCGCTAAAGCTGCCGCAGCAATAACAGCAGTTATAGCTGTAATGTCTAGGCTTATAAGGTTTATTACGGAAAGCGTAAAAGCTTTCGCTAAATTTGAAAAAGGAATAATAAATGTAACTACACTTTTAGGCGAAAGAGAAACAGGTCTTTTTTCAGGTCAATTATTTCAAGGAGGAATAAAATTATCAAAAGACTATGGGTTCGCTTTAAACGATGTAACTAAAGCTATGTTCGATTCTGTGTCGGCAGGTGTAGAAGCAGGAGAGGCTTTAGGGTTTCTTAACGAAGCTTCTGTTTTAGCTGTTGCTGGTGCTACAGATTTAAAGTCTGCAACATTAGGATTAACTACAGCTATAAATGCTTATGGATTAGAAACTGAATCAGCCGCAGATGTTGCATCTACATTATTTAATACTCAAAAGTTTGGGGTAACTACAGTAGAAGAGTTGTCTAAAGCTATTGGTGTCGTTGTACCTTTTGCTGCAGCATCAGGCGTGTCTTTAAAAGAATTAGGAGCTACTATCTCAGTTACAACTCGTACGGGTCTTGATGCTGCTAAATCTGTTACAGCTCTTCGTGCTGCAATATCTCAGATGCAAAAACCTGCAGCAGAGTCTAGAGACTTATTTATTAAATACGGAATACCTATTGGTTCTGCTCAGTTAAAAGCTGTTGGGTTTACTGAGGCAATGCGTAGGCTTAATGTAGCGTTTAAAGATAGCCCTGCAGCTATAGAGCAAATGTTTGGTAATGTTCGTGGTCTTACCGCTATATTTTCTATTGCAGGTGATAACGCTGACGAATACCACGATATATTAGCGCGCCTTGAAGATACTACAGAGTCTTTTGCTAATGTTCAAAAGGCTAAAAATGATTTATTAGACTCAACCGAAATGCGTTTAAGTAGGCTGTCTACATCTTGGGAGGGCTTTAAAGTTGCTTTTGGAGATACTAATTTTTACAAAAACGTAATAGGTCAGTTAACATCTCTTGCTGACGCTCTTAAAGATGTTTTCGATGGAACTGACGCTTCTAATGTAAGAAGAATCTTTGAGCCTTACACAAAAGTTTTTAGTGAGTTATCGCAACAAGAGAAATTTGAATTTATGAACTTTAATCCTGTAGGGATTGAAAGCTTAGATGAAGTTCCTAAAAAATTTCAGGAGATGTTTTCTCTTTTAGAAGCTGCTCAAACCGAATTTAGATTATCAGGTATTAGTGACGATGAATTAAGTTTTGGGCAACTGAAAGTTCTTAATAATTTAGGTATATATCAAGACGAGCTAGATACTTTACTTGCTAGAGATAAAAAAGCAAAAGATAAACAAGCGAAAGAGGATGCAGAAAGAGAGAAGCAGAAAAGCTTAAATCAAATGGCTTATCAAAAGATAGAGAGAGATAATAGACTTCAATTACAGTTGGATATAGCTGAGATAGAAGACAAAGCTTTTGAGCGAGGAGACTACGCAAACACGACACAAATGGCTGCTAGTGTAACTAGATTAAAGAGTCTTAGAGCTACTAAAAGAAAGTTTCTACAATTAGGGATAGAAGACGAAATGGAGTTCTCTAGATTAGAGGTTGCTATAGCTAAAGAGGTTTTAAAGCAAAAAAAGCTTCAACAAACTATAGAAAGACAAGACAATCAAGAGTTTGACGAGTTAGAAATTAGAATGTACACAAACTTAGCTAGGAGAAAAAGAGATATAACTCTTTCTGAAGCGGAGCACAGAACAATGACTAACAGGGACTTAACTAGAGATTTGCTTAAAACAGATATAAAATACTTCGAAGAACTCTTAGAGTTAACTGAAGCTTCTGAGCTTGGGTTTAGAGCTAGCGGACAAACTAAACAGCAAATAGAGGAAAAGTTAACTAACGCTAAAATACAACTTTTAAAGCTTGAAGAAGATGAAGAGGAGAGAAAGAGAAAAATAATTACAGACCTCACTAAGAAAAGTCTAGACGCATTATTTGACCATAGAGAGAAAATGGCTGAAGTTGAGCTTGAAAACTTCGAAAGAAGAATGGATAGAAGAAAAGCTATGTTAGACCAAGAAGCTAGTGATGGCTTAATAAATCAAAGAGAACAAAAAGCCGAAGAAAAGAAGTTAGAGAAAGAGGCTTTTGAAACAAGAAAAAAACACGAAATAAAATTAGCTAATATAAGCTTGCAACAAGAGTTAGCGAATATAGCAGTTCAAGCCGCAGCAAACCCTGCCAACGCAGCTACGTTTGGTATTACAGGTTTGGGTCAGTATGCTGCATTAGCTGGAATAGCCCTTGCTAGACATCAAGGAACTATAGCGTCTATAAACGCTCAACAATTCGCTAAAGGTGGTTTAGTTATGGGTAATTCACACGCTATGGGTGGAGAGAGGTTTGCTGTTGGAGGAAGAGTTGTGGAACTTGAAGGTGGAGAGGCTGTTATAAACAAAAGGAGTACAGCTATGTTTGGAGCTGCTTTAAGCGCTATGAATCAAGCAGGGGGAGGAACTTCATTTGCAAGCCCTAATATTGGAGGAGGTAATCTAATAGATTACGAAGCTTTAGGTAGTGTAATAGCTAGCAACACAAATGTTGTTCTACCTGTAGAAACTTTAAACAAAACACAAAACAGAGTTAAAATGATTGAAAGAAATGCAAAATTCTAATATGATAAAAGAACTATCTAAAGCTATCGAGGAGCTTTACGGAGTAGAAACAAATGGGGTTATAGAAATCTTATTTGAAGAAGGTGTAATAAATAAAACTTCTATAAGAAACTACCTTATAAGAAAGTATTTTGATGATTGCTTAAAAGAAAACAATGCTGAGTTAATAAAGTATATATTTTTAGATATATCCGAAAATTACGATATTTCAGTTAGGCAAGCTCAAAGAGTTGTTTATGATTACATGAAAACAAAGTGACAGTCGATGTCAACACTAAAAATTAATTAATTACTATATTTGCAAGTAGTATGGAAAATATACATCAAAATAAGTCGTGGTACTCTATTAATTCTATAGAGGCAAAGAAAGGAAAATCTACAGATATATTTATATATGATGAGATTGGCGTTCACGGTATTACCGCTAAAAGCTTTTTACAAGATTTAAAAGATTTAGGAGGTAAAGATATTACCCTTCATATTAATAGTACAGGAGGGGATGTTTTTGAAGGTCAAGCTATATACACCTCACTAAAGAATTATACAGGAAAGGTAACGGCTAAAATAGAAGGTTTGGCGGCATCAATGGCTACAGTTATAGCTTTAGCTGCTGACACTATAGAAATGACTTCTAACAGCTTGTTTATGATACACTCTCCAATGAGTAATGTATTTGGAAATAAGTCTCAAATGCGTAAGCAAATAAATGCGTTAGAGAAAGTTGAGGCTACAATGCTTAAAGTCTACTCTAAAAGAACAGGCTTAGATGAAGATAAGATTTCTTATATGCTAGATTCAGAAACTTGGTTAAGCGCTGATGAAGCTAAAGAAATGGGGTTTGTTGACTCTATATCAGGCAAGGTAGAGATTGTAGCTAAATACGACATTACAGGCTTTGAAAATAAAACTGCAGAAGAGATATTAACCACGTTCGGAAACGAACATATAAAAACAGAGAAACAAATGGATGAAGCTACTATGAAAAATTGGTTTACAGAAATCAAAAACCTAATTGTAGGTAAAGCTGAAGCTGAAGCTCAACAAGAGCAAGTTCAAACAGAAGCTAAAGAAGAACAGCCTCAAGTAAATGCTAGCGAGTTAGAAGCAAAAATTAATGCTTTAACCGAAGAAAGAGATTCTTTATCTCAAAAACTTAGTGCTGAAAAAGAAAAAGCTAACGAGTCTAAAGAAGAATTTAAGACTCAGTTTGAAACTATGGCACAGCGTATTTCAAAATTAGAGGCTACGCCCTCAGTTACGCTAGCTGAAAACGAACCTAAAGTTGTTGAACAAGGTGCTAAAAAACCTGACGCTTGGGATTCATTAGCAAATCAAATTTTTAACAAGTAATAATAAATTAAAAAAACAGAATTATGGCTAACGCTATTAGTACATCAATTTCGGGGTATCACCAAGAAGAGGTGCAAAAATACTTCCTATCTCCTTTATTTTTAGGAGATGACTCATACTTGAGTAAGTTTACGATTTACCCTGACGTAAAATCAAGTATGAAATTAGACCACTTTCAGTCTGCTGAATACATCACAAATGCAAACGCAGGTGTTGCTTTCTCTGCTGACGCTGAAACGTCTTCTTACACTCAAAAAACTTTAGTAGTTGGAAACCTTGAAGCTGAAATGGAGCAAAGAGCAAATGTATTTTTTGCTACAGTAAAAGCTCAAGCTTTAAAACTAGGTACTGCTAAAGACAATATTGACGGAACTGTGATTAAAGAAATCATGGCTAACGTTATGATGCAAGCTGTTAAGCGTGACTTCCACAGACAATTATGGTTTGCAAACTTAAATTCTTCTGCTGCAGGAAGTGATGCTGACGGAACAGGTCGTAACGCAGATTACGATGTTTACGACGGAATCTTTGAGGTTCTTAAAGACGGTTTAGCTGCAGGTCAAAAATTAACTATCGGTGTTAGTGGTGACTCGCCTTCTGCAGGTTGTACGTTGGCTGGTTCAGGTGTTTACACAGGACCTGAAGTTATTTCAATCCTTGAAGCTGTTGTAGATGCTGCAACTCCTGAGTTGACAGAGCTTCCTAAAACAATGTATGTTTCAGGAGTTATTGCTAACGCTTACATGAAGCATTTACGCTCTCAAAATATTTCTGAGTCTTTCATCTACTTACAAGATGGTACTCCTGCTAATTTAAGCTTTGCAGGTATTCCTATGGTAGTTCGTAGAGATTGGGATTCTCACATTGCTAACGACCACTCTTTAATTGTTGATGCTTCTGCTGCTGACTCTGCAGGTCGTATAGCTCTTATTGCTGACGGAGCAATAGCTGTAGGTTCTGACTTTCAAGGTGCTTCAGTTGAGAATTGGTATTCTTTAGACCAAAAAGCTTACAGAATGCGATTTGGATATGCTTGTGGTACTCAGTTAATGGATTCTAAATTAGCTGTAACTGCGCTTCACAAATAGTAGTGCAATAATTAATATAAGAAGGGGTTGGGTTTCTACCCTTCCCCTTTTTTTTAACTATATAAAAAAAGAAAAAATATGGCATTAGTAGGACTAGCCGTTAGTGGTAACGACCACTTTGCAAAAGGCGGTGTCAAAAAAATGGAAATAGCTTCTTACGCTGAAGGAGGACAAAGCTCTTTAGCTACTACCGCAGCAGGGAGTGCTTCAGGAGTTATAGGAAGCTCTATAAAAACTGTAGAGTTTAAAAAAGAAACTGCAAATATGCAGGTTACAGCTTCTAATGATTTTGGAAAAGGTTTAACTACTTTTGAAATTGTTATTGAAGGTTATGTTCCTGATGTAACTAAAGAAAGATTAGTAGAGCTTCAATCAATGGTTAACACGCCTTTAATTGCTAGAGTTTATACTTGGGATGGAGCATCGTATTTAGTAGGTTGGGATGAAACTTCGTCTGAAAGCAATTCAAAGACTAGATTTCCTATGGAGTTAACATCTGCTGTGGCAAATACAGGTTCATCATTAGCTGATGAAAACGGAGTAACCTTGACCTTTACTTGTATGCAAGCTGAAGCTCCTGGCGTATTTAGTTAGACATAATATTTAAAAAGAAAAAAATGGCATTAACAAGTTTAAATAACACAGCATTTCATACATCACTAACTTCTAAAAGAGGTTTAGTTGGTGGTGTTTTAGAATTAAAACTATGGGAGCAAGTATATTCAGGTGTAACGGGAGCAAACTCTTGTGAGCTTGGAGCTGCTATAGATGGCACTCACGATATAGTTATTACTACATCAGAATTACCAACATCTCCTGTCCCTGCAACATATAGATTTGCTCCTGAGCAGTCTACGCTTACTGTATCTACAGCTCAAGAGAATGGATTAGCTTTACACACTTGCTCAGTAGAAGGGTTTATCCCTAATTTAAGCGCAACTGAATTTGGAGCTTTACAAGAGTTAGTTGGAAAAGGGCTTATGGGTATTGCAACATTAAATGTAAAAGCTAGTGGGTCAAAGGTAGAATTACTTTTAGGTTGGGATAACATTTTAGGAGATAAAACCACTGTTAGTAGTTCTTCTCACATAACTTCTAAGTTTGCATTATTCTTAGAGTCTATAGAGGCTACATCAGGCTCTGCAATGGCAGACGATGTTGGAGTTACAGTAAAACTTACTGCAGTTCAAGGAGAGCTTCCTAGACAAGTATCTGCATCTTAATATATTAATATCGGGTGAAACTGAGGGAGTAGCCCTTTATTTTTTTTATATTTGTAAACTCATTATACTTATAAGTTGTGGCTGAAAGAAAAAGAGACTCAAAGGGTAGGTTTATCGCTAGCTCTACTACTAGCGCTATTAGTAAAAAAGCATCAGGTAGAGTTAAATTTGATATAGTTAACTTATCCCCTATGCCTGACATAAAAGAAAGGCAACATAATATTACCTCTAAAGAATACTATAGATTTGGAGAGGATAACTTATTTCCTCAATATCTTGCTGAGTTAAAAAGAAAATCTAGTACTCACAGAGCTATACTATCTCAAAAAGCAACTTACACAGCAGGTAGCAAAATAACTACTATAAATGAAAAACTACAAGACTACATTAAGGAGGTAAACCCTAGTGGGCAGTCTTTAAGAAATCTATTTAGATTAGTTGTAGATGATTTTTACTCGTTCGGAAACTCCTACATAGAATTTGTTGAATACGAGGGTGGATGCAATATGTATCACATTGACTCAACTATGGTTCGTGTAGGTAGAAATATGGATTCAGTTTTTATTAATCCTGATTGGACTCACTACGATTTAAAAGACAAAGAGGTTAGAAAGATACCTATGTTTCCTAATTTTAAAAACGGAAGGTCTGTATTGATGTTTAGGGATTATGAAAGTGGATTTCAAAGATATGGTATTCCTGATTACATAGCTGCCGCAGAAAGTGGCTCTATAGAAATAGACTACTTAATACAAAAATATAATCGCTCTAAATTTGAAAATGGATTTATGCCTTCTGCTATTGTAGAGATAGAGGGCTCTATGAGTGATGATGAAGCTGAAGAGTTAATATCTTTAGCTCAAGACAAGCTTACAGGAGAGGGGAATAACGGTAAAATATTATTCCTTGTAAAAGATGGCGCAGGAGGCGGAGGTGCTAATGTTCAAATCTTGAAAGATGATAAAGACGGTAGTTTTATGGAGTATCAGGAACTTACTAGAAATAATATTGTTACAGCCCACAGATGGCAACCTGCTCTTTCAGGTATTGTTTCTAGTGGTAAGATGAATAACACAGGTAGTGAGATTAGAATATCTTACGACTTAGTTATGAGAACTGTTATTCAAGATACTATAGAGCAAGTATTTAAACCAATGAGAGATGCCATAGGTAAAACTCTTTCTTTAGACGCTTCATCTTTAGAGGTTCAATTTGAGTCTCCAATAGGTTTTGCTGCTGATATTGATATAAAGCAAATAGCTGATGTTAATGAGCTTAGAGCTTTAATAGGATTAGAGGAGAGACCTGATTTAGAAGATGTTTATTTATCAAACGTAAACCCTAGTCAAGATGGCAAAAACTGATTACAGACAATATAAAAACTTAATTACTGCTGCTGAAGTCGTTTCTAAGGCTATGAGCAACGCTAATATGGACACCAATATAATAGATGATAATATAATACTCATAACAGAATTAACTCATTTAAAACCCCACTTAGGAGATTTTTTTTGGGGAGAGTTAAGAAAGAAGCATGATGCTAGCAGTTTAAGTGCCAACGAAACTACATTGCTAGAGAATTACATAATCCCTTGTTTAGCTTTTTACGTTAAGTATGAAGTTTTAAACGACATGCAATATAATACCACATCTTCAGGAGTTGTAACTAATGATGATGATTTTAGTGACCCTGTAGATGCTTTTGAGTTATCTGTATTAAAAGAAGATACTTTTAGAAAGGCTGAAATACTTAGAAAGGACATGATGGAGTGGTTAGATGACGATGATAATGTTGGTGTTTACTCTGAATATGAAAGTAGCGAAAATGAGGTTCATTTAAACGGAGACAATGTAACTAGATTGGGTGGTATATTAGCTTACGGAAACAAGAGCACTAGATACTACTCAAAACAAAGAAGAATTAGAAAGGGGTATTACGATTAATAAATAACTATGGCTACACCTAATTACACTGACCAAGCATCGGATTACAAAAGTAAGTTTTCAACTCAAAGTCGAAGTAATGACTCTGCTGCTGTAAAAGGTACTGACCAATTCGATAGAGATAACTTACTGCATTTTATTGAAGATAAATTTAAGACTAACGTAAAAGGCGGTGTTAAATTAGAGAATATTCGAGCTTTTCTACATACTTTAGTAAAATCTGTAGAAATAGTAAAAGACGACAAAACTTTCGGTTCTTTAGCTTCAAGTGCTTTTAGAATTGGAGCAGGAGGGTCTGATAGATGGTATTACGGTAGTGTTAGTTATGGTTGGAATTATTTTTCTTGGAGTACATTCGTTTCTACCAATCTTAGCGCTATTTCTGCGCCTAGCATTCCAGGAAGTAATGCTCATTTAGGGGTACACGTTCCTTTTGAGATTTTTGACACTAAAATATCAGGAACTATTATGAATACTAACCAAACGGGTAATGTAGACTTAATAGCGTTTTATGCAGACCAAGATAACGGCTCTGACGTGCTTTTACAGAACGCTACTTTTATAGGAAAAGACACCGTAAATTGCGCTATAACTAGCACAGGTTACGATTTTTCTATTTCAGCAGTATCAGGTTCTAAAATACCTGCAGGTAAAAAGATATTTTTCTTTGTAAGAGCAACCTCTTGGACAGGAGGTATTGATTACCTTAGACTGTCTTGGGGTATATCTTATAGCAAACGTTCAACTAATTATTCCCCATCATAATATGGCTAATAAAAAAGATTCTAGATTAGAAAGAGCAGGAGTTTCAGGTTATAACAAGCCAAAGAGAACTCCTAATCATCCTAAAAAGTCTCACGTTGTTGTAGCTAAAGAGGGTGATAAAGTAAAGACTATTCGTTTTGGCGAACAAGGTGCTAGCACAGCAGGTAAACCAAAAAAAGGAGAGTCGGATAAAATGAAAGCCAAAAGAAAGTCGTTTAAAGCTAGGCACGCTAAAAACATTGCTAAAGGAAAGATGTCTGCTGCTTATTGGGCAGACAAAGTAAAGTGGTAAGTTAATGAAGAGGTTTAAACAAATATTAATTTACTCTGACGGAGAGCCTAGCGAAATACTTATAGGTATTTGCCATATATTTTTATTACCTGCAACGATATACGTGGATTTTGATGTCTTAAACATCCCCTTAATTATTATAGCTATCTTATCAGGGCTTTATCAGGTATACGCTGTTTTTTCTACCTGCTTAAAGCATAGGTTTTACGCTGTTCAAATAGCTACTATCATCGCTTCAATTACCTGCTTAAACTTATATCTATCAAGCCTTTTAAATGGCTCTAGAATAGAGTGGGTTATAATACTTCTTTTTGCTTTATGGAATACATTTAGAATAGTTAATGAAAAAATACAAAAAGAGTTGTAATGCAAGATTATATTCAAATAATAATTACTGTGTTAGGTGTTTTAGGTAGTGCATCAATTTGGAAATACCTAGAAGCTAGAATGAAATTAAGGGCAGAGCAAAAAAATGAATCCGCTAAAAATGACGACGGAATGCAGTATCGTGACGATTTAAAAAATAGAGTTAGAAACTTAGAGTCTCTTTTAGCTAAAGCTTCAGATGAGAAAGATGAATTAAGAGATACTGTTCTAGAATTAACTTCTCAAGTTTCAGAGCTTAAAGTTAAAGTTGAGTTCTTAGAAAAAGAAAACGAAAGACTTAAAAATATAAAATGAAAGTAGTTCTTAATAGACTTGTAGATACAGGAAAAGAAACTTTAGGGAAATTAACTATTCACGATGAGTTGAAAGAGGTTTATGAATGTAAGACTCTTGAGCTTTCTTGGAAAGATAACAAGCAAAATATATCGTGCATTCCTTTTGGTGAATATTTAGTAAGTATAAGAACTTCAGAAAAATACGGTGAGCATTTTATTGTAAACAACGTAGAAGATAGAAGTTACATCCTTATACACCAAGCTAATTATCACACTCAATTAAGAGGGTGTATAGCTGTAGGTAAAAAATATTCAGATATAAATTCAGATGGAGAGCTAGATGTTACAAGCTCTAAAAACACAATGAAGGACTTGTTAGAGATTCTTCCAGACTCTTTTTACTTAAATATAATTTAATATGAGTAAGCTGCTTAAATTCCTTAGTGGAAACGTAATAGAAGAGGTAGGTAATGTTATAGATAACTTATCAACTTCTGATGAAGAAAGATTAGCCGCTAAAAAAGCTATGAAAGAAGTTCTTGTTAGAGCTGAGTCTAACGCTCAAGAGCAGGTTACTCGTAGATGGGAGGCTGATATGAAAGCTGATAATTGGCTCAGTAAAAACATAAGACCTTTAATTTGCGTATTCCTTACAGCTATATTTGTAGTGCTTTCCGTATTTGACGGCAACATAAGTGGTTTTCAAATACAAGACGCCTATAAACCTATATATCAAACTTTATTGATAACAGTTTACGGAGCTTACTTCGCAGGTCGCTCAATAGAAAAAATTAAGAAGTAAAAGGAATTACTATAGGCATAGAGCCTTCCCCTAAAACAACACCGCAAGAAAGTTTATAAGATTTAGCAAAGTGCTTTGAATAAGCCATAGCGTAACTATTTCTATCTACACCACAACCTACTTGCATTCCCCAATATTGCCCATTATAAATTACAGAAGCTTCTGTATGTATATGACCTTGAACTACGTTACAATTAAACTGTAAAGATTTATTTGCTGCTGCGTTTCTTCCTGAAGTTCCTGTTCCGTGAACATACAAAACATTGTCTATTTTGTGATGCTCCTTAAAACTCCAACCCTCTACACCTAAAACCTCATCGTAATCCCTAATCCATTTTGCTGATATTCCTGCGTCAAATGCTTTCCTTCGAACTATAGCGTCGTGATTACCTATACAAACTTTAGCTACAGGGAAAAATTTATGCCACTCTTGTATTTTATCTATAGCTCTTTCTAGCTCGTCTCCTGCTCCATATCCATCGGGGTCTGACGTGTGGAAAGAAGAGTAGTGAGAGTCTATTACATCTCCTATAAACACTACCTCAGAGCATCTATATTTTCTAAATTGAGTTAAGCAAAATTCAAGATACCCGTCAACACAAAAAGGTTCGTGAATATCTCCTACTACAAGAACGTTTCCTGTCGCTTTTGTTTTTTCAAAGTCTCTAGAGCGTTTTACTAAATCCCACTCGAACTCAGATAATCTAGGTCTGTATTGTTTTTCCATAGCGACACAAATATACAAAAAAAAAGCAACCCTCACAAGGAGGGCTACTCGTCTCTTACCAAACAAACTATGCAGAGATAAAACAGGGAATAGTCAAAGATACTATTTTGTTTCTTTTATCCAAGCGTCAGGAACTATTTTTTCGCACCATAGTATGTCATTTTTATCACACCATTGAGCGTAAGTAGTTTTACTTCCCTTTCTTATCTTGTTGTTTGCGTTTTGAAACAGGAATCTTATGTCAAGTTCAGGGTGTTGTTGCTTGATAAGTAAATGTTTATCCCTATCAATTTTAACGAGCCTTCCCTTGACTTCTATTATGATTCCATTTGGGAGGGTTATGTCGGGGGTGTAGGTATGGTTAGTCGCAGGAATCACATAGTCGACCTTGAGGGTTTCGTAAGCACATCCCGTTACACGTCTTTGTTTCAAATTCTTCCATACTCGATGTTCTAGTCCACTCCTGAAGCCTGCTTTTACAGCCGCACTTCTTACAGGACTTTTTCTCTTCTTCTTCATCTATAAGTTTTTGTAGATAAACAGCTAAATCCATAGCTTCTTCTTGAGCGTGTATGAGCCATTCTAATCGACTTAAATCGCTCCGCTCCATAGTTGTTCCGTATTTTTTCTTTCCAACCTCAGAGCGCTTTAAAATCTTATCGCAAACCGCTTGTTCTATTTTGCTCATTATCTAATTCTTTAGTGACGAAGTTAATGTATTCCAATTCCTTATCCAAACATTTTTTCTTCCAAGTTACCATCTCTTGTTTATAGTACAGCATTTTGAAATACGATTGATTGAATAGGATTAAACATCTTTCTAAGTCTTCGACTCGCTTTTCTTTTTTATCAAAAACCTCAGAAGATAATCTCCCTGCATTTGAGTTTAACTCTTCTCGCATTTTAGACACCTCTAAAATCATTTCAGAGTAAGCCTCCATAAAGCTATTCTCTTCATTGTTAGCGGTCATATCTCTCATTAATTCTAACGCTTGTTCTGTTGCTTGCATAATCTATATTTTATTTTAACTTCCACAGGCTTCGCAGTCCTCATCATCTATAGAGCAGGATTCAGGCTGTTCTTTTTCTTCTAAATCTCCAATCCAAGAATCCCACGTTGCTCTTGCTAATTCTTCTTCTTTTTCCGTTTGCTTTTTACTTTTTTCAGTCATCTTGCTTTGATATTATTTGAAACATTTTTTCGTCTAAGCCGTGTATCTCAGACTCTATGTCTGCCCAAGCGGCGTTGTAAGCTTCTTCTGTTTTGAGGTCGTACTTACTACCTGTACCGAAGTTTGACACATTTCTAGCATTTTGCTCTAGAAGTTTATCTATCTTTTGTCGAACTTTTTTGTTCGTGTGATAACGACCTAATTCTTTTTTGTTCATAATGTAATTCTTCTTCTTCTATTTGTTTTCTCCAAGCTAAATATTCTTCGTGGTCTTTTTCTCTCCAATTACCACTCATCTGCATTTCTTGTTCAATTAAGAACTGTTTTAATCTTCCCATAATTAAAATCCTATTTCTGTTTCTTCGTTTGCTTTAATACTCAAAGAGTGCAAGGGGTCTATAAAACTTCCTCCTCCACTATTATTTAGATATGTAAATCTACAATTTTTAGGTGAATATTTCAAATACACAGGATTATCCTCTTGAGTAGGTAGTCCTACTAATTTTTGAAACTTCACTTTTCTTACGTGAATTTCAGTAATATCCCACTGCTCACTATTAAGGTGTCTATGTATAACTAAAAAATTGTCGGTTCTGTTTGCAAACATCCCTCCAAACTCAACATCATACATTGAAGGCGCAGGAACTCTACCTGCATCGTCTTTTTTCCTAGCTGCAGTTGTACCTGCGTGGGTAGTCAGTATAAACTTGACGTTATGCTTCTGTTTAAACCTCCTAATATTAGATAACATATTGTAGTAGTAGTCGTATTTACTAAACCCATTTTCAACCCTTAAATCATTTAAAGGGTCTATTAGGCATCCATCATACTTAACTACTTCCATTTGTTCTTCAAAAGCTTCTAACACTTGAGTTGCGCTAGGTTGCTCCTTAAATGTTATAATTGTGAAGTGGTCTAAAACCCAATCAATAGCATTACTAAACTCAGAAGCGCCCATTCTATCTAACCTATCTTTGTCTGCGCTTTTACCTACAAACATTTCAGCTATATCAGAAATCATATCTCCTACAGGCTCATTCTCAGGACAATAGCAAAGCCATTTCCATCCGTATCTCATAGATGCGTTAAGCATCAAATAAAACATAGTGGTGGTCTTACCTATATTAGCAAGACCCATTATAACATCTAACTCCCCTTTCCTATATTTGTAGTGAGGGTCTAAATTAGGTATGCCTGTGCCAACACCTTTAGGTAATCCATTCCTAAATATATTACCTGCATACCTTTTTATATCTTCCCTGTTAGTTATCTTATACATCGTAAAAACCTATTTGAGATTTAACAATGTTTTCAGTATTCTTAGCCTTCGAAACTGTAGGTTTCTCAGCTAAGTATTCTTGAAATTTAGTAGCGTTAAATAAAGTTGAAGGTCTTAAAAACTTATCGAAGTCTGTGTCAATCCATTGAGCACATTTGTTATCTATAACTTTCTTGAAGTCATTAAACATATAACCCTCCTTGTATCTAGCTACAATAAATTTAGCTGAAGATGGTGTATCTCTAAACTTTTTATCTGCTTTTTCATTGAGGTATTCTATTACATCGTTACTTATAGGGAAAGTTATATTAACCTTCTCTTCTTTGACAATCTCCAACATCTTGACTTCCTTGTCTCCGTACTTAACGCACCTTATTACTCTCTTATCAACCTCTTTGTTGTCTTTGTATGTTAGAGTTACTTTGCAATAACCCTTACTACATAAGCTAGATATAATAGCTGAAACCCTAGATTTACTAAGCCCAAAGAACTCAGCAAAGTAAGCGTTACTAGCTATGCAACCATTTTCATTGTCTAAGCTGTGTATCTCTGCTAAGAATATTTTTTCTTGCATAGACAGCTCTTTAGATACCCAAATTTCTTTTGGAATCCATATTCCCTTAAAACCTCTGTTCATTGTTTAGTCCTCCCAATCTTTTAATATTTGTCCGTATTTCTTTTCCCAATCCTCTTCGTAGTAAAGTTTGTGATTATTACAGGTCTTCCAGACCCCTTGACAAACCTTAGTTACTGCAGCAGGGTTTCTCTCTAGATATTTAGCGCAACTTCTTACGCTTGGAAAAAATAAAGCTTCCCTTTCGTCTAAAGAGTATGCTACTACAGACCTTGAGTAACCTCTATTTGCTTGCTGCGAATTGCTCATGTTCTTCTTTTATTAAGTTTATAATTTGATTACACTTAAACTCGTTACTACGGTCTTTAGATAAGACCCTTATAACTTTCTCTCTTTGAGTTAGCTTGGTCGTTATAGACGTGGCATCAATACTATCTTTATATAGTTTGTACGTTTTATCGTACATAGCACAATCATTAATATACCTAAAAGAGTGTATAGCGCTTGAATGATGACCATTGGTTAACTTAGCTATAACCTCGTAAGTCATATCAAAATTTCTTCTAAGATAATACCTTACTAAGTGTCTAGCTATACATACATCCCTGTATCTTGACTTGCTTTTTATTAATCTTGTGTCAATTCCTGTCAATTCAAACACAAAAGTGCTTGCCTCTAAAAATTTATCTTCGTTTGTCATAATATTTGAGATTAAAAAGGGCGGAAAAACCGCCCCTAGTTAAATCACTCATCATCCTTTTTTGGCGGAATGTGAAATGAATAGTTATACAATTTAGTTGCGTTTTCTATCAACCCCTCAATATCCTTAGAAAAAGGAGTTGCTATCTCTAAACACATAAACCTGAAATCAGCTTCCATTTTAACATGTTTTAGCCTCTTATTTATCTCGCTTTGAGATACTTTGTTTTCACTTGACATAATTTAATGTTTTAGTTTAAAACTTAATAACTAGAAAGGTAGGTCTGAATTTTCTTTCGTAGACTTCCACTCAGACTCAGTAACTGCTGAAGTAGATGAGTCTATTTTCCAAGCATCTATATTGTGGTAGTACTTTCCATTATATTCTCTTGATGAGATATTGAAATGAACATCCACTAAGCTCCCTACCTTGTGAGAATTTATTAGGCTTGTTTTTTCTCCGAACAAAGTAAAGCATACCTCTTTCGGGAACTTGTCTTCTGTTTTTACAACGAAAGATTTTCCTTTCCATTTTTTTCCTGCTTTTGTAGTTCCTGTTTCTGTTTCTAATACTTTTAATAAAGTACCTTTAATTGAGTTTTGCATAGTGCAATTAATTTAAGTTAAGGCTATCGTTAGTTTTACCATAGTCAGAAAAAAGTATAGCCTTTCTCGCCTCATCTCTGACCGCTTTATTTTTCATAAGTTCGACAAACATATTAAATATTTCGTCGCAATCTGCGTTTACAGCAAACTCTATATCTAAAAGTTCTTCATCAGGTTTTAAATAATTACCTAACGCTATTATAACACAGTCGTTACCTTCGGATAAAGCCTTTAAAACTTTTTTCCGCATTTCTCTTTCTTCGTCTTTCATCAAAAAGTATGTTTTATGCTTGGTATAGCAAATTTATTTTTAAGTCTACTATCTTCAGGTGAAGTGCATATTTTTACTAAATCGTAATTCTCTTGAAACATAGTCAAGTGATTATCGTCTTTGTAATAATCCTTATAAGCGCAAAGAGAAACATTTTTAGCTTCATCAATAGAAAAACACTCAGCTAATATTTTCTTAGCAGTCTTTGCTCCAACTCTAGGAATGCCCACGATATTATCTGTGGAATCTCCCGATAAAGCTTGTTCATATAATTTCATCCAAGCGTCGTATTCAGAAACGTAAGAAGCTTCCTGAGTATTCCAATTATAATGATAGCCTTTTATTTGTAGTAAGTCTTTA